AGAACATGACCGCTACTGAGGCCATACGCCATGCCAAGGACGTGTCCGGTCTGACGGCTGAGGAAATCGGCGCGGCGGCCGGTTTGAGCGCGGCCGTGGTGCGGCGCTATCTGCAACGCGGCGACGGTTACGATCCGGGGTTGAGTAAAATTCCCGCCCTATGCCGGGCCATGCACAACACTGTGCTGATCCAGTGGCAGCAGGCTCAGCTTGAAAGGCAGGCGGAAGACATCCCGCCCGCCCGCACCCGGGCCCAAGTACTGACTGCCGTGGCCAGAGCCGCCGCCAGCATGGGCGATGTGCAGCGCCGCCTGGCCGACAGCGAGGGCGGTGGCATTGATCCGGCCTGCGCCCGCGACGTGCGCGGCCTTGTGGGCGATGTGATCGAGGACTGTCGGGTGGTCATGGCCATGCTGGCTGTGCAGGCAAGTCATGCCGACATCACGGAATGTATGCCCCTGGCCAGCCTGCGGCCTGAACGCAAGCGCCCGTGGTGGGCGATTTGGAGGCGGAGGGCATGAACCTGACTTTTTCCGCTCATGCTCTGAACCGTTGCCTTGAGCGGGACATTTCCCTCCAACGGGTAGCCGACGCCATCCTGGCGGGAACCATGGAAGGGTATGGAGACCGCCGAATCCTGACGCACGGGCGGCTTCGAGTGGTTGCAGTGGTCCAGGACAATTCCTGTTTTGTGGTTACGGCGTTCCGCCTGCCGAACCAGAATCCGAAACGCCATATCCAGAAGCAACGCGCCCGGATACGACGCTTTCAGCGTGAGCGGAGGTGACGCCATGCGCTGTCGGCATCGTCTGCCCAACCCGGAAACGGCGGGCTATTGTGATCGGATTGATCCGGACACCGGCGAAGTGATCAAGAGCGGCTGGGACGCCCTGCGGGAAGCGGCCAGGCGCAGCCCGGACTTGCGGCCCTGCCCGCGGCAACTTGGCAGCCGGGGAACCTGGAACTGGATTTACCGCACGACTTGCGAGAAGTGCCCGGACGCCGTGAAAAAGGAGGCGGCATGAACACTGATATTCGTCTTTCAGTCGGCTTCTGGCAACACCCGAAGACGAAAAAAACTGTGAAGCGTCTCGGTCTGGAAGGGATACGCTCGCTTCAGGTTTTGTGGCTGTGGGCGGCACAGAATAAACCTGACGGCAATCTGGCCGGTATGGATTGGGAAGACATTGAGCTTGCCGCTGACTGGCAGGGGGAGGAGCGGGCGTTTTTTGACCACTGCCTTGGCGTGTGGATCGACGAAGCTGAGGGCGGCTATGTCCTCCACGACTGGGCCGAGCACAATCCCTGGCAGGCGGAAGCTGAAGCCAGGAAGGAGCAGGCCCGGAAAAATGCCACCGCAGGCTGGGAAAAGCGTCGCGCAAAGCGCCCGCACGATTCCGGCAATGCCGATTCCATGCCGCCGCAATGCGACGGCAATGCGCCCGCAAAGCAGCCGCACGATTTTGGCAATGCTCCTTCTCCTTATCCTTCTCCTAACCAAGAAGAAAATACATCCCCCCCTGTAGAGAGTCTTGTGAACCAGGATCGCGCGCGTTCCCCAGAGCGCGGCAGTGAGGGAGTCGGGGCGGATTTGTCAGGCCCGGGGCTGGAATTTGTGGAACTCCGGGAGTTCTACAACCGCGAAATGCGGGCTGAAGGCCCGTTGGCGGGCTTTGCCGAGTACAAACAGCTCAAGGCCGCGCGAGACATGACTGGCGCATCTCTCTGGCCGGGAAACGCCAGGCTTTTTGACGACCTCGCGGCCCGCAAGGACGCTGGCGTCTGGAGCCGGGGCTTTGAGATCGGGCTTGGGCGCTATCTGCGCGAAAAGACCTGGCTTGCGCCCGTCACTGGCCGCGCACAGGCGGCAACATCCGCACCGACGGAACACCAGCGGCGACAGCAGGAGTCGCGGGCAATGGCAAGGGCGCGACTGGCAATGCGCGAAGACGAACGGGCAGCAGCAAATGCAGTCCATGAGGGAATGGGAGCAAAGCATGAGCCAAGAAGTATTGCGTCGTAAGCTGCTGGTGTGTCTTATCGACGCCGAAATGGTCTATCGCACCGGGCGGAGTCAGGAGGAGCTTGCCCTGCTGGCGGACATCTTTGCCGACGATCTGGCGGGCGAGGATGCCGAGACCATAGACCGTGCCTTCGCCGTACACCGCCGGGGCAGCACACGCTTTCCCACGCCGGCCCATATCCTCGCGATCATCCCGCAATGTCGGACGCCCCGCTATGACTACGCGGCCCTGCCAATGGAGACCGAGGGCACAAGGACGCCGGGTATCGGCGTCGTTGTGACGCGCGCCCTCCGGGGAGACGAGGAGGCAAGGCAGGAAATGGCCCGCCTCATGGGGCAAGCAATGGGCGTTCAGGCGGTACGGCAATGAGCATGACGCAGGCAATGTTCCCCGGTTGCGAGCAACAGGCCAGGCGAAATGATGCGCCCACGGGCACCATATCGTTTTTCCTGCCCTGTATCCCGACGGCGCAGCAGCGCGTGCGGCACATGAGAACGAGCAATGGCATTCACATATCGTACAAATCGGACGAGCAGGCGGCCAACGAGCGCACGCTGGAAGTCCTAATGCTCAAGTGGGTGCCAGACGAGCCAATGGACGGAACGCTCCAACTGGCCTTTCAGGCAATCTTCCCCGTCCCGAAATCCGTGACCAGGCGCGAGCGGGCGGCAATGCTACGGGGCACGATAGGGCACACGTCAAAGCCCGACCTGGACAACCTTGCCAAGCAACTCAAGGACTGCATGACCCGCCTCCGCTTTTGGCGCGACGACAGCCAAGTAGCCCGCTGTATCATCGGCAAGGAGTATGGCGAGAGGCCAGGCTGGGTCGTGGCCGTATCCCGGATTGCTGAGGAGCGCCGTCGGCGTAAGTGAGGGCAATATGGGCAGACTTACAGCCTCACAGTGGGAGCAGGCGCGGGCCGATTACGAGGTGCGCGGCATAAGCCTTGGAGACGTGGCCCGGACATACGGCGTGGCCACGTCCAGCGTTTCCAGACGGGCGCGGGCCGAGGGCTGGACGCAAGGGCGTTTGCAAGACCTTGCGGCGCGGAAAGTAGCGGCAGTCAAGGAAATGGCCGAGGTGGAAACGCAAACGCAAGACCTGCCGTTGCGTATCCGGCACACGCTCCAAAGTGTGGTCGAGGAGCGCCTGCAGGCAGAGGGGATGCTCGCCAGTCTGGACGTGGCCCTGGCCGCCAAGGCCATCACGCTCGCCCATCAGGCCACGAGCGCGGCGGACATCGAGACGCTTTCCCGCGCGCGCAAAAATCTTGCGCCCGCGCAGCAGGCCCCGGCCCAGCAGACCACCGTCACCGTCAATCAGCAGGCCCAGGCCGGAGCGGCCGCCGAGGCGGTTTCAATCCCTCCGGCTCCGCCGACGCCCGAGGGGGCCGTGCGCGCCGTGCTGCGCGGCGCCCTGGAGGGGGATGAGGCCTGATGCTGTTCGCCCGCGCAACTCAGGCCGAGCGCGATGAGATTCGCCGCGCCTGCGAGGCCGATCTGCTCACGTTCACGGCCATCATGTTCCGCGCGCGCATGGCCCAGCCGTTTTTGATCAACTGGCACCATGAGCGCATTGCCGATGCTCTCATGGCCGTGTACCGCGGCGAGATCAAAAATCTGCTGGTGACCATGCCGCCCGGCGGCACCAAGACCGAGCTGTGCGTGATCCATTTCATGGCCTGGTGTTTTGCGCGCTCGCCGTACTGCCGCTTCCTGCACCTTTCCGGTTCGGGGGAATTGGCAAGCCTGAACAGCGCCACGGCAAAAGAAATTATCGAACTTGAGGAGTATCAGGCCCTGTGGCCGCGGGCCATCAAGCGGGACACGCGGGCCAAGAACCGCTGGAACATCGACGTATGCGGCCGCACGGCGGGCGGCGTCTACGCCACCAGCACGGGCGGGCAGGTAACCGGCTTCCGGGCCGGGTACATCCGGCCGGGATTCTCCGGCGCGATCCTGATCGACGATCCGCTCAAGGCTGACGACATCTGGAGCCAGGCCAAGCGGGACGCGGCCAATCGCAAGCTCACCGGCACCATCCGCAGCCGCCGGGCCAGCTCCGAGCACACGCCCATTATCCTGATCATGCAGCGCCTGCACGAGGACGATCCGGCCGGGCACGCCCTGGCCGGAGACTTTGCAGCCGAGTTTGAGCACCTGGAAATTCAGGGCATACAGGACGAGGGCACGCCCGGCGAGCGCAGTTATTGGGAGGTCAAGGACAGCCTCGCCTCCATGCAAGCCTTGCGGGAGCGTGACCCCTACACGTTTTACGCTCAGGTGCAGCAGCGGCCCACGCCGCCGGGCGGAGCCATGATCAGGACGGACTGGATACAGCAGTACGCGAGCCCGCCCGGAACGTTGCATACCCTGCTGTTTGTCATGGATACCGCGCTCAAGACGAGTGAGCGCAATGACTACTCCGTCCTCTCGCTGTGGGGCTTTGACGGCGTCAGCGTCTATCTGCTGGACGTGGAGCGCGGCAAGTGGGAAGCCCCGGATCTGCTGACGGTCGCGGTGGCCTTTCTGGCCCGGCACCGGCCGCGGCGGCCCTCTCCGCTCAGGCTGCGCGGCGTGCTGATTGAGGACAAGGCCAGCGGCACGGGTTTGATACAGAGTTTGCGGCGTGACGAGACGTTGCGGGACATGCCGATCATTCCCGTGCAGCGCGGCACGGACAAGGTGAGCCGCGTCAATGACGTGTTGCCGTTCATCCGGGCCGGGCGCCTGCGCGTGCCCGAGTCCGCGCCGTGGCTGGCGGCCTATCTGGGCGAGCTGGCGGCGTTTTCGCCGGCCATGACGCACAAGCACGATGATCAGGTGGACGTGACCTGCGACGCGCTCAACGAGTTTTTACAGGCAGGCGGCGGCGTAAGCCGGGGAATGGATCTGTCGTAGGAGGCGGCATGGCACGGCTGAGACTTTTGAGAGACGCTCTCACCGGAGAGCGATATTACCGGGAGGCGGCCACAGGCATGGCTTTTCGGCGCATTGTCGGCTCTCTGGTGTGGCCCTGCGGAGAGCGGCCGGGCTGCCTTGTGGTACTGGGGGAGACGCGCTCCCGCCAGAACGTCCTGGGCGCGCTCAGGCACGATGTGCACAGGCTGGAGGAGATCCGCAGCGACGACGTGTCGGTCTTGCTGTCCCGGATGGCCCGCATGACAGAGGATTGGCTGGTCCAGTACTGGGCTACGCCCATGGCGGACAATCGCGTGTACCTGCTGGACGACGCAAACGACAGTCAGCGCAGACTCCGCCGCCCGCTCCTGCACTATGGCGACCCGCAGGGGTGGCAGGGCCGGGGCGAGGGGCTGTTGCCCTTTTACCACGCCCTGGCGCAGCGCCGCACCAAGAGCGAAAAGACCCTGTTTCTGGGAGACGCCTGCACGGGAGCCGATGAGATCGCCAAGTTGCAGGAGGAGGACATGGGCAGAAAGCCCACGGACTTCCCAGGCGCGGCGGCCTTGTGTTTCGCGCTTGCGGAAATCGACGTTGACCCATGGCCGGAATGGGGCGAGCGCGCCAAACTCTACGGGGGGGCCTGCCGACGAGCTGGGAGGCTACTGATGGAGCGTGCCAATGCTGTGTCGTATACCCCGAAAATCCTGAAGAGTATGCGGGAAATCTGTGAGGAAATGGGCGTGGGGGAAAAGCAGGTGCGGGCATGGGTCAGAGCCGGAGCTCCAATTGCAGTGGAAGGTGAGGGCTGCAAGATTCGCTACAGCGCCGAGGGCCTGCGCTTGCAGCTATGGCGCGAGCGTCACTGCGCTATGCTCCTGCAACAGGCTGATCCGGCTGAATCGTGATTGAAATGGGGCGGCCTACGGCCCTGGCATACCGGCGCAGGCTCTTGACCGAGACATTGCGCCCGGACTCTATACGGGCAATGACCGGCTGCGAAACGCCCAGCTTACGGGCGACTTCCGCCTGCGTCATGCCGGCGGCGGAGCGAGCCTCAATCAATGCCCGGGCAATGCTGAACTCCTGATCGAGAGCCTCATAGGCGGCCTTGAACTCCGCATTCTGCATAAGCTCAGGCAGTACATCAAGCACACGCTTGCTCATTCCATTATCTCCTTGGCCCGTTGCAAGGCCAGTTTGATTTCCCTGTCCGGTGTTTGTTGTGTTTTTTTAACAAAGGAGCGGACTACAATCACGCGACGACCGCTGACGGCCACATAGATGCTACGGGCGATGCCATCCTTGCTCTTGCCGCGCATTTCCCAGAGCTTGCCCTGAAGGTGACGCACATAGGGCATGCCCACTCGCTGAAGGCCGTAATCCTCGACCATCTCCACAATCTTCAGCAGCGAGGCCAGCATATCTTTCGGCAATGCCAGAAACTCTGCCCTGACCGTTTCGTTCAGGAATTCTACCGACCAATTCATGGCGAATAATATAGCATATAAGTTATAAACGTCAATCGGCAAAACCCTGTCAACCCCTCCTGAGCCCTTCCCAGCCCCTCCTCAGCCTTTCCCAGCCTGTCCGGCCCCAAACCCCATGCTACGCTTCCGGCACAAGCGGGAGCGTTTTTCATGGTGCATACCGAGTTCATCCGTCGCTTTTTGGCCCGCTGGGAGACGCGGCAGCTTGTCGCCTATATGCCATGCCGCAAACGCAATTTCACGGGCCGGGAAAATCCGGCCGCGTGCGGGGAGCCCATTGGCGCGTCCGGCGTGACGGTCGGCACCGGTCTGGACCTCGGCCAGCAGGCAGAGGCCGATCTGCGGCGCATGGGGATTCCCGCGCCGCTCATGGAGCGGTTCCGGCCCTATCTCGGCAAGCGCCGTCAGGATGCGCTTGCCGCCCTGGCGGCCGCGCCACTTACTCTCACCGATGCACAGTGCGAGGCCGTGGATGCGGCCGTGCATGGCGACTATATCCGCAGGGCCGCAGCGCTTTACGACCGGGATAGCGCGGGCCTGCCGTTTGCGAACGTGCCGCCCCAGGCCCAGGCAGTCATTGTCTCCCTGTTTTACCAGTTGGGCGCGCCTTCCGGGTACCCCAAAACATGGAAGTATCTTTGCGCCGGGGACTGGGCCCGGGCCGCCCGTGAACTGCAAACCGGGTTCAAACAATACGCTAACCGCCGCGCGGACGAGGGGCGGTTGCTGGCGGAGGTTGTGTGATGATCAAATTTCTCACGTCTCTTTTTGGTCTGGGGGGAAAAGCCCTGGACAGAATCCTGCCGGATCGGGCCAGGCTCCAGGAAAAGAATCTGGAAATCAATGCCGAGACGGAACGGGCCAGCGGCGGACGTCTGACCCCGCGCAGGCTCATGATGTACCTGCTCTGTCTTCTGTTCGCATGGGAGGCCGTCGCGCGGCCAGTACTTGTTACCTACTGGCCCGGCCTCACCTTGCCGCCCAGCATGGGCAAGGAAATATGGCTGGCCGTTTCCGCGCTGTTCGGCATGGGGTTTTAGCGTGAGCGTGGATCGCGAACTTTCCGAATATGACCTGAACACGGCCGCGAGTATCGCGCGCCTGGAAGCCAAGGTTGACGCCCTCATCATCCGTTTTGACGAGGCCAT